CGGAAGATAGATCCCCGTTTCTTCGCCTTTGTCGTCCTCGTCCTCAAATCCCTTGAGGTCAAGATCCACGTGGCACTCGTACAGCGTCAGCCGATCATCGTTAAGATCGCTGAAGCCAGTCTCTTTGTCCTTGGCTTTCTGGATGTCATCAGACTCTTTAGTCGGGTCAGGCAACTCAATATCTCTGTAGAAGCCCGCTTGTTGCAGCTTCAGCACCTCGTTCTTGGTTTTACGCATCACATGGGTGAGGCGGTAGCAAGTGTCTAGGTCAGACGTACCATATGGAAGAATGATGTCTTCTGCTGGAATGAAGATCGAAACTTGACGCCCCAGTGATGGGTCGTAGTACACTTTCTTGAACGCAGAACCCGTGGCCGGGAGGCTCCATAGCATCCGCTCATGTTCTGGCCTGAACTCCCGCATGATTTCGGTGAGTTCATAGTTCATGTCATCCTCGACACGAACAGCGGCTTCCTTCTTCTCTGGCGTTTCCTTACCAAGGATCTTTGTGCGTACTGGCCCTGATGCAGGGAAAGTCTCGGTGATGGTTTCTGACTGGAAGCGGATCACGGCCTCAGTAATCATGGGGTGAAACACGCCACAAGCACCGTTCCAAGGCTCAGTACGTTCCTCGTATTGCAAACCTAGCAGTTTCAGACCCTCGGTGTAGGCTTTTTCCCAGTCCTTGCGTGAAGCTTTGTCGTTATCTATGTCATCAACGAGGTCTCCAGCCATCTCAGACATGGCCCCCTCATCCATCTCTTCAGCCAAATTCTCGTCAAAGCTCTCGTCTTCTTCACCTTTTTCGATGGAGAGTTCCATATCCCCAGCGCGGATGTTCACCTCTTCGGGATCAATGATCTCGATCTCAATGGGCTCTTGCTCTTGCCCAGCATCTTCAAGGCCCAGTGGGGCTTGGTACAGCCCTTTATCAATGTTAGTAGCCATACAATCCTTAAGGGAAATTAACGCTAACTACAGAGCAGAGTTCTGCAAATGTCAGTGCGCGGTCTTTATCGAAAAACTCCAAGGTAAACAGATACCGTGGCTTTGTAAAATTGTAGACGGTGTGCGGTGCTTGTGTGTTAAACACGTAGTACGTTTTAGGTAGGTACTTTAGTTCCCAGAACGGAAATACTACGTCTGTGGTGGTGTCTGCAAACAAGCAACGGCTGTCCCCGCCGTCTTCCAAAAGCATATTTACACCGACTTGACGATCCGTGTCCGTGTGCCAGTTGTAGCAAGTGTTTTCTGGCATACGTGCTATTCCGCCCACAAAGCTGTAATCAGCCATCAGCCGCCGTAGCACAGGGTCTTGCTCCATCAATTCTGGAGGTACAGGAGTAACGTCAAAGTTGTAGTGACTATGCCACTCTATAGCCGTATGTGCTATCTCCAACAGCGGCTTCTTCAGAGTTGAGCCCTTGAAGATAGGACGAAAGTAGTCTGTTGGAATCATTAACGCCTCTTGAGAGTCGCACGATTGGTGCGGGGGTTGTACTTGAATGCATCGGGTTTTTTGCCCGACGCTGATTTTGTACTTGCCCTATCCAGAGCACGTTCTTCTGCGGTCATGGCATCGCGCTTCTTGCCAGCGGCTGTCAAGTTGCCCTTGTCATCTACGTGCCCACGCTTTTTCAGAACTTCGAGGGCGGTTTCCCGTGAGCCGATCTGTGCCGATAGACGGTCAATCAACTGGTTCTTACCCATGAACTTCTGTGTAGCCATGTTGGTTCTCAGTGCCTAGTAATATGCAGTGTGACGGCGGCTCTTGAATAGCTGTATCTCTTCAGGCTCGTCTGTGGGCAGTGTAAGGAAACCACCCTGTCTGAATCTCAGCAGGGCTTGGGTGGTGGAGTCCACCAAGTCATCGTTCTCTCCGCTAGGGAAGTCATTGCACTCTTCCATCACTTCCTTGGCCCACCGCCTATCAGGAGCCCAAACTATACCTGACGAAAACAGATCCGAGACAGCGTTAACGCGAGAAATTTTGTCCTGACCCTTGCCCGGAGTGAACTCTCCTACAGGCACACCCATACGGCGAAGCTCCTGATATAGCGCCGAGCCATTGGACTTCTTCTCCACGATGAACGCATCGGGCTCCCACTCTTTATACTCTTCCAATACCATCTTTTTAAGCTCTGGAAACTCCATCCGTTTCTTGATGGCGTTGAGCAAGATAATGTTGAAGTTATTAACTTCTTCGTTAAAGAATACCCCCCACGTGGTCAAGGCATTATAGTCAGCACGGGTCGAAGCTTCCTGTGCCGCATCAAGAGACATAATAATAAAATCACACTTGGGTGGATCTTCCTTGTCCCATATCCGCCACCACTCACGCTTGAGTAGTGCGCCCTCCTCAGATACTGGATTTTGCATATACTGGGCTTGCCAGTATCTAGGATCCATCGCCGCTTTTTTGGATAAAAGCTCTTCTAAGGGCCAGAAATCGGGCCATAGGGGTTTGTCGTTTAGGATGGCAGGGAATTCAACGACTTCCCAAGGCTCTACACCGTCCTCGTTGATCATCTGCTTGACGAGTTGACCTGTTAAGTCCAACTTACTCCACCTTGTCATAACGACAATGATGGCTCCCCCCGGCATCAAACGCTGCAATGGGCCCGACTGAAACCACTCCCAAGCGGGCAAAAACACATCTGCTCTGCCCTGTTTTGCGTCTTGCTCAGAGTGTGGGTCATCAATAATGAACAGATCAGCACCTCGTCCAGCCAGTGCACCGCCCACACCAATAGCAAAGTACTCGCCATTGAAGTTCGTACCCCATCTAGAGGCAGATTTAGAGTCGGCTTGGAGCGTAACTTGAGGAAAAATGGTCTTGTAGGGATCAGAACTGACCAAATTTCGCACTCTACGACCAAAATTGACCGCCAGATCCGCAGTGTGCGAGGCCATGATGACCTTTTTATGCGGATACTTACCCAAGAACCATGCAGGAGCAAGGTAAGAGATCAATTCTGACTTACCGTGGCGGGGGGCAATGTTGACAATCACCCTTTTCTTCCTACCAGCAGCGATATCTTCAAAGATTCTGGCTAATTTGCGGTGGTGTGGGCCAACTTTGTAGTCAGGGTACACATTAGCAATGAAATCCAAGAAGGATTCCTTGCTTTTTGCGCAGGAATGCTCAGCCTCCCATTGCTTAAGGAGGTCTAGGGTACTTCTTTTCAACTCATCGGGCATCGTAGGTAATGCTGCCCGGAGTTTAGCGATCTTGTCAGGCGTCAGTTGTGTCATTTTCCTCCACGACCTCAACCATCTTAACGTCGATAGTGTTCTGTTCAAGTTTAGCCAAAGTTTCGAGAAGTTCCTTCTCTACTTCCTCTATAGACTGAAGCTTGACTGTCACTTCAGTACGCTTCTTGAAGGCATCGACGCCATCAACTTCCCCTAAAGCCTTGATTGCAGCAATACGAATCTTGGCATCGGGGTGACCTGTCTCTTCGACAAGCTTGTTGACTACGAACCGCTTCAGATCTGCAAGTTCTCGTACAACTTGTGTGTCGTACTGCGCTACAAGACCTGCTAGATAGGCAATGGTTTCGTTTGGGTATATGGCAAGGTCGGGACGAATTGGGCCACTGTTGACCATCTCTGTTGCAAGTCGGCGTGCGGCATCTCGATCACCCCCATCTGGCGCGAGTGGTCGGCCAGTGAGATCGGAAAGCATTTTGATTGTCCGTGCCCGCATATCCAGTTCTTCCCGTGGGGTTAGATCTGGGTACGCCTCTTTTGCAGAGTCTGGCAGAGGGACGTTCTGCTCTATATCAGGAAATTGTGCGTCCATCTTATAAATATAGCACAGCTTTTTGAAAGGAGGTAGGAGTCCCTAGTAACGTAAACCCTAATAAAGGGGGGTGGGGGGTCTTACGTAAGTATACGTCAGTAAATGATGCGATTATTTGTGTGGATTTAAGTGGGTACAGCGCGAGGGCATGGCGGGCCAAAAAAGGGGATGGGGGGTCGGTGGGGGTCGCCGAATCACGAATCTGACGTATCGGACCCCCCAAAGGTTTGCCTTTTCGGATCGGATCCCCTATACATGGTTCATCGGTTGACGTATTGATTGACCGATTCACTAGGAGATCATGATGATCAAGATGCTGAAGCGAGTGTGGTGTGTGTTGTTTGGGTACGTTGTTGTGGTGCAGTGGGACGCTGATTGGCAGCACACGCACTATGAGCCGAGCTTCGACGAGGCGATGAACTGCATCCGAGCTTATCCAGTCGAGTGCATCGTTGAGGTGAGGCGGCATCGCAAGGTGGTGATGAAGCGAGGCCACGAAGTGAAGCCGAAGTTTGTGTGGCCTCGCTGGGGCGATGATATGTATCGCAGTTGGTTTGTGTAAGAGCTAGACGCTAGACCGAGGCGCTGCATGGTGCAGCGCCTCACTCAACTTAGGAGAACGAAGATGGAAATCACTAAAGCTGAAGCTTTGTCGATAGCGTTGTGCATGAACGCTGCCCACGATGAGGTAAGACTCTGCGCCTCGCAGATCGAGTTGCTGATCCGAATGGCGAAGTTTGCAGGGATGAATGAGGCTTTCATCACGAGCCTTGAGCGGTCCCACAAGTTCGAGGTGGAGTACGAAGCTGCGGAGGCGGCTGAAGACGAGAAGAACGAGGCAGCTTGGCAAGCCAAGGTCGACGAGTCTGGTAGGTTCTGATGATGGGAGCACCGCTCAGCGCGGTGCTCCCTCTGATACCAGTTATATAGAGCGGGCGCGGTTGGCGTGTGTGCGATGCGTCGATGCGTCTGCGGGGCAC